ATTCTAAAATTTCCAGTTAAAGGATTGTATCCAGTAGGTGGATATCCTGGTCGTGGCTCTGTAGAAGTTGTCTCCTGTTCAGAATCATTTTCTGTTTCTTGACCACCGTCTTCATTATCTTCGGTAGTAGTTTCTTCGGTATCATCTTCATATGAAGTTTCTTCATCCGTAGTCTCTTCAGTTGTTTCTTCTTCAGTTGTTTCATCAACTGGTGGTTCATCAACATTTGGTAAACTCAAACTTACATTCTGTTGAAACTCATCCGAGTTTCCATTGTTATCTGTAATAGTTAAGACAACAACATAATCCCCATACTCTCCGTAAGTATGTATAGGATTCCTATCACCAGATGTGTTACCATCTCCGAATTGCCAATAGTAAGTATTAGCGTTAGTTGAAGTGTCTGTAAATTGAACTGTCTTACTCATAGTAAATTCCTCTATCCCATTATTTCAAATTCAAAGTTAGCTACAGGTGGCTGAACTATAGGTGGTGTTCCGTCTTCTTCAATAATTACATATGTAAAAGAAGATTGTAAATCTATTTCTAATTTAGAAGTAGCAATCAATGACCTAACCTTATATCCACGAGCATTTAATAATTGTGTACGACTTATTAATTCTACTTTACATTTAGCACCAACACCACTATTAGAAACTATATTACCATTTGGAGCAATATGGTTTAACCAATATTGTGAGTTTTGAAGTAAAGGTGAACTGCTATCGTAATCTGACTCTGATATATTTGGATTAAATGTAGCACAAATAAAATACCATTCGTCTAAGTTATCGGTGGATATTTGTGGAAATGCTCTATGAACTTTTGGATAATTTGTTACATTACTACCAAAACTTCTATGGTCAAATCTGTTTAAACCTTGTGTTCCAAAATGATTATCCCTTAAACGATAAAATCTTTTTCCGTTTTGAAATGGTCCCCAATCACGAACTACCAATCTAATATATCTATAATATTTTCCATCATACTCATTTACTTTTGTATCCAATCTAAAACCATAATCATTAGGAGAGTTTTGTTGATTCGTGTTTAATGGATTACCAAAATTAAAAAGAGTTCCTTCTGATGTCTTACTTAAAAACTTTACCCACATTGTTACAGTAAATCCATCTTCTAAGAAACTTGGTTTACCATTGTTAGGATTTATTTTTTGAAATTCTAACTCCCTATTATTAGGAGACTTTAATATTATTGCCTGATTTGGTTTTCTTATTTTTAAGAATCCTTGCGATACGTTTTCATACTCAGGTCTATCATCTTCTAAAGTCTCAATAACATTATCCACATCACCAAGATAGGTGTTGAGTTTGTTTCTCATAGACTCAATTGTCTTACCTTGATTGTTAGTATCACTAGCTGCTTGCTCATTCGTTCTTGTTATATAAGCACTAGGTCTGTTAGCATAACTGATACGACTCTGTTCGTCTTGTTCATAGTTAACAGCACTTTCACCAACACCATCTCCGTCTACATCTTGGAATGCTGGTTTAGGTCCTATCAAATCATTAAAGTTAACAAAGAAATTATTTATCGTATTTTGACGAGTTGTTTGATTTGGTAACAACTCAAAAATATTTGTATCCAAAACTTCACGAGCTTTTTCAGGATTAACTCGTGTGCTGGTTTTAGGTTTTATCAACTGACTGAGATTTAAAACATCAGTAAAAGTATCACCTTCTTTTTTTGCTATAGTTATCTCATAACTAACTTGTTGATGTTTAAAATTTAGTTTATAAGTAATAGAACTATCTTGTCCTTTGGATTCTTGAATAGAAAATAAACCATCAAAATTATTTATATTGGTATCAAAGATGTATTGACATATTTGTTCAAAGGTATCACCTTGTAAATCTTTTCTACTTTCTAAAGTGTTTCTATCTTTCTTATAAAATACAAGAGGTTCATCTTCAGTACGACCTGTTTGTTTTATACCATCACGAATGGTAGTTTGCATCGAAAGTATATCTTGCTCAGAAAGAGTATTTGATCCGAACCAAAGTTTATAAAAGATATCACTCACTCTTTCACGAGTGTCTTGAATGTCCTCGTATCCATACTTTTGAAATATTATTTCATTTGGAAGTATTTCATGGTCTACTCCAAGAACTCCGATACCAATCATTAGAGTTCCGTCTTTATGACGATGATAAGGTCCAATATATTGTTCTTCGGGATTCTCCGTAAAGAAAAACCTATCATTTTCTGTCGCTTCTAAATCTATTTCTACTATCGGATTCTGAACGAATAAATTCTCATCTTGTTCCGGTGATTCATCCGGTGGTGTTAATGGTGTTTCGTAAGCCATTTTAAGTCCTTAATATAAATTCAAAATCGTTGTCGTAGATTATCTCCTGACCATCATCATGGTTGACCTTTATTAGAATCTTGTAAGCACGATTAGGTTCAAAGGCATTTAAGTCTTGTTTAAAATAGTTAGAAGTTGTATCACAACTCATTGTTGTATAAGCACTAAATGGTACAACTGATTCGTTTGTTGCCATATCTATAATAGAGTAAGCACCCTTACCATGTGGTATAAAACTACCACTAACGGTTTGAACCGATGTTGTAAATGATTTTTGTATGTATCTTTTACGAGCACCAAATCTAAATTTTATGGTTTCGTTTTCTTTATACGCTTCTCGTAAGTGTATAGGGTATAGGTAGTTTTCACTATTACCAGAAACATCTAAGGTAGTCAAGCTACCAGTATTAGAACCTGTTGCTGGTAAATGGTCATCCCATTTTAATTCTATCTTTGGAGAATAAATTGTATTGGTTTGTCTTGAGAAAAATTTAATATCTTCAAAACTACCACTTGATGATTCTCTACTACCAGAAAGTCTTATTAATAAACCATAATTTGTGTTATCCCCACCAAACCATTTTTTAGCCATAGTGGTTATATCCATGTTCATGTCAGGTGATTCGGATGAAAAAGTTTGTGTTGATTCATCTCCGGCAATGTAAGTTCCACCAGGTGTTGTCCATGTTATTTTAGAAGCACCTTCTCTATTTTTTCTATATGTCCAACTACAACCATCTGTTGTCTTTGGTACATCTAACTCTTTACCAACACCTTCATCCCACTCTTGACTTAGTGGATAAGCAGCAATGGTATAATCTTCAGTCAATCCACTTGTACCTTCTGTTTCATATAATCTTAAATTAACTTTATAGTCATAAGGTAAAACAGATGAACTAATGTAGCTCTCTATTTCGTTGGTATCAAACTGAAGAAGAACACGAGTTGGGTGAGAAAATGTTCTGTCAAAGAATACTTTCTTTAACTCAAGAATCTCATCTTGTCCTGTATTTTTATCTTTAAAATCATCGCCTGTAATTTCATTTGAACCACTATTAATAAAGGCATCTTTGGTCGTAAAAAAATATTTATGCATTATACTACTTTCCCATATATGTCTAAATTAGGGTTTTTTAATTCGAATACTGATGGTGAAATTGATGGTCTATAAATACCATCCCTTAATGCATTATCAAAATTATATCTAAACCCATAGTTACTATCCGTTCCGATAACCTCAGCATCACCTTTATAGTAATACAATTGTCTACCACTAGCATACTCACTGTTCCCATCTTGAAATAGTTTTAATTCTTTAATACCAATCACACCCTCTAAACCTAATATGTTATATTGTAAATCATTCATGTTAATTGATTGTCTATATTGCATCTTATCTACTCTAAAAAATTCTTTTATCGTATCAATTACATTCAATTTAACTTGTGTGGGATTTATTCTCCTATCATAATTTACTACAAAACGAACACCAAAGTTAATTACATAAGATGAAAATAAAGTACCATTCTCATCAGGAATAGTAAACCCATAAGTAATTTGGTCATTTATCATTCTAAACTGATTAATATAAGTTCCTATGTTTTGTAAAACAAGTTGTGGTGTTTGTACAAGTTGTTTGTTTTGATTGTAAGAAAGAGTAGAAGCTAAAAGTGCACCACCATCTAATCTTTCCACATAACATTTTGCTATACTACCAAACTTTGCCGGAAGAGATAATATCCTTGATACATAGTCTTCTTTAGTTACACAACGAAGTTGTGAAGCAAAGAAAGAACCAGCATTGTTTCTCATCTCTTCTACTGTTTGGCCATCTGTTCCACCAGAACTTGGCTCATCATTTGAAACTGTTATTGAAACACCTGCAGGTGGATTGTTAACTTTGGTTAACTCACCAACTTGTATGTTTGAGTCTGCACCACCACCAACTCTGTAAGTAAATGTTAATGTAGTATTTGATGGTGTTTCACCTAAGTTTGGATTATTACCTGTTACTACTCCTAAAGCACCTGGAACATCAGCAAGATTAGTTCCATTAATTGTCACACCAGCTTGTTCTACAGGATCGACATTTGAACCAGAGTTACTAAATCTAAATAGTCCATTACCAAAACAAGCTTTATATGTCTGAGTGTCTTCATCAAATTTAGTTGTAAACTTTTTAGTAGATTTAATATATTCAGCAACATACGGAATAGGTATTGATGATAATAAACCCTCGTCAGCTTCACCTTGGTCATAAGCACTTGTTCTTGTCGGGTCATCTGTATAGTAAGTTTGTTTTAAAATTTTATCTTGTCCTAAATAATCTACCTCGTACCAATTCTGATTAGCGCCATCTATACAACTTATTACTTCAATTACGTTACTATCGCCTAAGTCTAATTCTAAAAATTTAGTAGGAGATGTTATATTAAATGTTTTTGTTTTAGTTTGACCTGATACGGCTCTTACAAATCTTGTTAGGGTATAAGAACTAGCCTCACCAT